GTAAGCGAATCCCTCATAAACCCCGAATTGTCCTCGGTTATCTATGGCAGTTCATGGTTTTACAGGTGTGACCGGGAAAATTACAGTAAGCGGCACAATTGTTGGTTTCGTTTCAGGTGATTTCACAGTAGCACGAGCAACAGGAAAATACGTCACTCTCGGTTCAAACTTGCCGACAGCAAACACAAGAGGATTACAATCAGTCAGCGGCACTCTGACGAAAGCATGGGGTATTGCAGATGATACACTTTGGGATTGGTTCTATGGTGACACTGAACTAGAAATCGACTTCGACGCTGACGACGCGGGAACTCACACATATGCAGTATCAGGTTGCGTATTAACAGATTTAGCAATCGAAGGCTTGGAAGCAGGTGCAGAAGGCGCACTAATGATTAATGCTTCATTTGAAGGCTTGTCAATCGTAAGAGATTGATTACTAATTAGGTGATTAAAAATGACAACATGGTTAAACTCTGCGCTTGAGAAGGCTTCGAACCCTATAACAGTGAATGTATCCGACTTGGGTTTAGATGTCGATGAATTACAAGTAAAAACTCTCAGTGCTTCTGAGTTTCAGATTCTAAAGAAGGACCCGAGCATGGCCGGTCTATCTCTGAGTGACAAACAAGAAATGGTTGGCTTGAAAACTATTTATGAAATGTTAGCAAAATGTGATGATTCAATTACATGGGGAGAGTTTCAAAAACTTCCTTTACAACTGCTTTCAAACTTAGCGGGTCGAATCACCGAGACTGTTGGTAATGCTGACGGTGGTGGAGTTTTGGGAAACTGAAACTTGACGCGGAATCGGACAACGGTCAGTATCTTTATCGCCTATTGACGGAAATAGGTGTAACTCCACAAGTTTGGAGAGAAATGAGTTCAGAAGACACACTTTGGTTGATTTCCGCCCATAGTGAGAAAAACCGTCGCGAAAATGAAGCACATAGAAGACAGAGGCAATTGTCGAACGCAAAGTCAAATCTAGCAAAAACAAAAAGGAGATGAATAGATGACAATGGGGTTTTCAGCGAAAGTAAAAGCGCTTATCACAGCGGATTCTAGTCAGTATCAAAAGTCGATGAAGAATGTTGCGTCGGCAACAGCCGGAGCCAGTTCAGCCATGTCCGGTTTGAAAGGAATGGTCATCGGACTTGGTATAGCGTTAGGGAGTATGTTTGCAGTTTTCAAAGCAATATCATTTGTAGTAAATTCAACAAAAGCGTTCATTGATTATGAAGAACAATTAATCCGAACTGGCGCGATTATGAAAAATTTCCAACTTGGTGCTGAAGAAGCGGCTATCGCCAACGCAGCATTGTCAGCGGAAATAAGAGACGTTGCTAAAACTTCTAAGTTCACAGCAACAGAAGTCGGCGCGATGGCTGAAGTCCTAGCGCTTGCTGGTTTGTCACTGGATGATATGCGTCGTCCGATGGAAGGCGTGGACGAAGCCACTGGTTCAGCGTTGAAAACAATGGTTGACTTCGCGGTGGTTGCCGGAACAGATGTTGAGACAGCGGCAGGAATTGGTATTGCTTCTGTTAAAGGTTTCAGACTTGAGATTGGTCAACTAGAAAATGTCACGTCAGTTTTGACAAATACATTCACGTCATCTTTCGTAAACTTACAACAATTAGGAGATGCCATGCGTTTCTTCGGCCCGACTGCTGCGGCGGCGGGTGTGAGTGTATCTGAAGCAGCGGCGGCAGTAGGAGCGCTTGGAGACGCTGGATTGCAGGGTTCCATGGCGGGAACTGGTCTTAGGCAGGCAATCAACAAACTGATTGCTCCTAGTGATGATGCTCGAAGAACATTAGAAAGATTGGGATTGGAGTTCACAACATTGACTCCTGCTGGCCTGAATGCTCAGGCTGCTTTAAGTGGAACAATCAGAACTATAGATGGTCTCGAGAAGACAATCGGCGCGGCGACATTAGAACTGAAAAGTTTGAATAACGAATTAACATCTATGAGTCTCGAGGAAGAATCGAACTCAATTAACATCGCTAGGATTCGACAACGTGCTTCCAAACAAAATCGCGCTTTGACGAGGACTGAAATAAAAACAATTAGTCGCTTGGAATCCGCCAATGAAGATTTAGCACTTGCTCAAAGAGAAGGAGCGCTAGAGGCTCGCCATCGAGATATAGCAATTAAAGATTCAAACAATACTTTGTCAGAACAAGAAGATGCGTTCAAGAGTTTCAAAAGCACAGTAGAAAACCAAACAACCGGAGTCAAGAGTTTAGTTTCTATCATAGATGAACTGAATGCTTCCGGTGCGACAACTGCTGAGATACTAGAAATATTCGGAGTTCGTGGTGGTGGGTCAATATTGGCTCTACAAGGAAACGCAGCAGCGTTCAGAGAAATAGCAGCAGCGAATCAAGAAGCGTTCGATGTGACGGATATGAACATGACGTTACAAGACCAATTCGTTGCACAAATGCAGGGGTCAACTGCTTTCGCGCTTGCTGAAACTAAATCCAAGTTTGAGGAATTAACTCTCGTTGTCGGTGAACCATTCGCTCTCTTGATTACACAAGAAGGTGGAATTAAGCAAACCCTTGATACTGCTATTGACAAAGCGGCAACGATGGGGTTTGTCTTCGAGGACATAGCATCATCAGTCAGCACTAATTTGTTACCTTCTTTCAAAGAGGCTTTCAAACCGGAAAATATTGAAAAGTTTTTGGAAGCCGTTCAAACAATAGTTCCGGAAATAATAAAAATAATCGGAGTATTAGCAAAGATGGCTGCGGCAATCGAACCAATTCTCGATGCCATTCTCGGCGTTACCAATGCTCTCGGGCTTTCTGATGTTCAACTTGAACCAATTGACGACCCTGAAAGAACTCGAGAAGATAGATTAATTGGAAAGGAAGGAGAGACAAAAGACGATTCTCGGAATCAGATATTGGCAGCCGGAGCAGTCGGCGCGGGAATAGGAGCAACAGCCGGATTGATTGGTGGACCTTTGGCTCCGGTAACAGTCACAGGTGGAGCGCTTGCCGGCGGTGCTATCGGATTGACTGTCGGTGCTATTCATGAAGGATTCCAAGGACTTGGGCAAGGATTTTCTGATTGGACCACTTCACTGGATATTGACATGACTAATTTGCCGTCGGGTGGATTGGCAGGTCCGGGAATGGCGACTGGTGGAATTGTTGTGAAGCCAATTTTCAATGCGACCGTTGGTGAGGGCGGTCAGCCGGAAGCAGTTATTCCGCTCGATAGGCTTCCTGATTTTTTCCCAGCAAGTTTCAGAAATAATTCAGATTCAACCGAGCAGGTGATTAACCTTACATTCGACTCAATTAACATCGGCGCGGGAAATAATATTACGGCGGGAGATGTAAGGCAAATAATCGAAAGTGAAATGCCTAAGATTATCAGAAGTTCATTAACGAGAGGCGCGAGGGGAGTATTATGATAGAAGCAAAGGTGAGAACTTAATGGCCGACGCATTATCAGCACTTTCAATGGTGGAAGATTATGGTCTTCCATTGGTTCTCCTTTTGGGTTCAATATATGCTCTATATCGTTTCATGGTTTTTTCTCTCTACGAAGTCAAGAATGAGTTTGGCTCACATCATCAAAAGGCTAAGGATGATATGCAAGAAGTTAAGATTTTACTTGCTGAAATTAAAACTAAACTTGATATGATGATACAAAGAAGAGGTGAATGATATGGCAAAAATTACCCAAGATATTACAAAGCCATTTTCGCGCTTGAAGAATGGATTGGTCGAACTCCAAAGATGGTGGCCTGCTTATGTCAAGAATGATGGAGTCGGCGGATTAACTGTTGACCCAGTTTTATACCATACTAATTTTGGACCCCTAACAAACGCCGATGAAGGCGCTCTGAACAGCGAGAACAATACTCCGGGGGTAAGAGTAGAGGCAATCAAAGACGACGGCACAGCAGCGGCCAACGATGCAGGAACCAACACAGCATTCACAGTCACCATTTCCGGCGCTGGAACTTTCAGTCCAATGTGCGTAGTTAGTCAAGCCGGCGTGGAAACGAAGTTCATGCTTATCGCTCCATCTCCGGACTATGAAACCAAAACAGAATCCACTTACGGCGAGACAGTTAATGCTGATGACAAAGGTCATGGCGGTGCAAGCACTTGGTTAGATAGTAAAGGCCCTTATCCTGTATTTATGACAGTTCAAGAATTTGCAGAGATGTTGGATACTTACAGACATATAGGTTCGAATGACGGACATAAGAAAGCATTCCTTCCTCATGCGATGCTTGGTGGCGGGGCTTTAGGTCTAGGGGCGTCCTCAGCACTTCCGCAGATACAGAATGACCCGAGAGTCACATCAAGCATTAACTGGCCTGCTGACGGCTCCACGGCGTCAATAACACAATCACTAATTCGAGCAACCGTCTTCATGCCGATGATGTTGGATAACAATCAGTTCGACAAAAGAATAACAGGCGCTAGTATTTCACATTCGACTCCAAGAGATTATGGAACGACTCAGCCTAATTTTGTTGGTTATCTCACAGCAGACGGAACAGGAATTACGAGATATGATTCCGACCCACAAGGCTCAGATGCTTCGACTATCAGATACAAAGATTTAGGATATTCCGGCGACCATTTAGAAGGTAAAGTCGGCGGTTGGTCTTATTTCAGAAACGCAATTTCTCATGGAACTGGCGACCCTGTTAAAAGCGGTTATTCTTCTCCTGATGTCACGGCAGATTCCTCTCCTTCGTTAGCGCCAAAATACAGAATGAGAATGGCTCTCGCTTGTTTCCTAAAGAACGGAACTTATGATATTACAGATGGAAATATAATTCCTTATGTTTACGATGCTGATAGAACAATCGGTGGGAAAAATACAATGACACTTTATCAAGTTTGGAATGGACTAGATGGAAAAGGAGAATCAACAAATATACGTTATGATTGTGATGCTCAGATTTACCCGATGTTCGATTTCGTGCAAGGTCCGGTTTGTCCTGCGGCTCAAGGTTCGAATGGTCACAATAGCGTTTTGGCTGAGGCGAAAAGTTGGCCGAATCTCGAGGTTTGGGATAGCGGCGCTGCTAAATCTCAGACTTCAAAACCTAATCCAAAAATGCAAATTGTCAGACCAAACCCTCGAAGAAGCCGACTCGTCGGTGTTAAGTTTACTACAGCAGGACAGATTCAATTGTATGTTCAAGGTGGAACTTTTGGTACGGATGAGTTTCAATGTGGAGAAGGAATGCCGGTTTATCTCACAGGAATTACGGGACTGTTAGGAACCGGAAATACGAATCCGGATTTCAGACTTGATGGATATCAAGAAGACGCAGCATCTTCGACAACAATTAATGCTTCGAAGGCATCTTCTTTTGACATCAACGGTTGGTGGATGACAGCAGGATTTGTGACTGGTTTTAGTGAACTCGTCACTTCTACATTCGATGAAATATTCGGAGATGGCGACGGCACATCACTAAAATATCAAAAAATTCTTATCAAAACTTTGGTGAACCTCAGACCAAACAGCGAAGTATTTTATCGAATAGGTTCTGTTGCTGAGACATCGACAGCATATATTTGTCAAGGAAGACAGTCAGGATATATTGACAATATAGGAACAGCCGGAATCAGACCCCGAGACGGCAGTTTATCATTATCGTCAGGTGTTTATAAAGTCAGATATGAAGGAGTTGGTTCTCATGGAATGGGTTTCTCATCAGACACCAACACGCCTCAGAATAAAAATGATACATATCCGGGGAGACCGACTGTTAGAAATGCGGCTTATCCTGATTCAAGCGGACATTTTAACAATGATACAAAATTAATTCCAAGGTCAATCGGGCCAAGAAAAGACGGTGATGATGAGTTCTCAATGTCTCCGACAGTATCTTCCTTTGGTGGTGGTTCACTTCGAGTTCCGCCGCCGGTAGGATGGGATTTACCAATGGCTTATTTTTCATGGCCGATACTTGGAGCGGAGCCAACAGGAACAACAAACCCGGGCAGCGAGACCGTAAGCAGAACATCTCGGTATTGGCTTAATGACACGACCGGCTCCGCCGTGGCAAGAAACGTAGTGGAAAACTTCGGTGCATTTTCAAAATGGGCGCATCGAGGATTGTCAGTTCCAATGCTTTCGTATATGGATTCAACAACAGGCCGTCACGCTTGGGATTATATCAAACCCGTATCATCTTCAGGAACTTGGCTTCATGGAAGAAATAGACCGTGGCCTGCTCAGGAAAGATTAGGAACTCGATTTGGTTACGGACCTTCGTTATTAGAAACTGCGAAACTAACTGAAACCAATGGTGATAATTATGACGGTTGGCAAAATTACGATGCTAATGGCGGGAACAGAATAGAAGCAGGCGCAGAGACTACGAAGATAGGCGTCTCTGAAATCGGTTGTTCTCCTGTATGGTTAGATATGGAAATGAGAGCATTTGTTCCAGTTACAGAAAACAGAATGACTCTGATTGAGTTCGACAATGGAGTTTCATATCCCGTGACCGGAAGACATTCCATGATGACTGGTGGAATAGGAAATGCGGCTCAATTCGGGCTTGGGTTCTATCCTAAATCATCAGATGGCTCAAAACAATTCTACTCGGCAAATGCGCCTGAGACTCAATTGCTTGGTCAAAATTACAATTCAGTTAATTCGACTCCCGGAATCCAAACTAGAAGACCGACTTTCACACTTGGCCGACCTGCCGTATATATTTGGGGAACTGCTTCTCACTTTGAAAAGAATGATTTAGATGCAGTTTGGACTAATTCAGATGCTTGGCCGTTTGGCTCATCGAAACTTGGTTGGGGTGGAATGGGCAACGATGTTGGATATGGAACTGGATTACAATTATCCGAAGGAACTCAGACAATTCGCACAGTATTTAATGAAGGTGGAATGCAACTTTTAGTCAACGGCTCTAACAAGGGAACAGATACAAACTCAGGACAAATGATTTGGGGTATGACAATAAAAGCATGTGACGCCATGTCATCAGAAGGAGCGATTAACACACCAACAATAGTCAAGAATAATAATAATGAATTAATTACAAACTCAAGTCCGAATCTTGCTGTTTCATCTAAGGATTTACAAATCGACTATCTGACACTAAGACAGATTCCATCTCCGGCTATGCTTCCATTCAATGTTTCGACTACAACCCAATCTGTAACTAATGCGGCTAAATATCGCTCTCTTGATATCACCGCTGAGAATATAAGCACATCGAGAGGTATGAATATTAAAGTCAGTTTGTATGAGCCACCGACAGCAACAGGAATACCACAGGCTGAACCCACGACATTGATTACAGGATTCGATAATTTAGACGCGGGATTCATAGCAGGCATTGGAAGTATTGACCTAACAAACTTGCCAGCATCAGCAATAACAAATGGGTTCGTTATCAAATATCATTTCTATATTCCTGATTCGTCTCAAACTTCTCTTCATCCAATTGACTGGAATGCGATTCCTATAATTCGAGATTGGAAAATAAATTACGATTTGAAACCTACGGTCAATTTGGCTTGTATCGGAAACTCGTTCAGTGGCGACATATCGACACCAATAGGCACTGAAGTCGGTCACATAATATCACTCAGAGCGACAGGAATTACAACTGACGAAGACAGATTAATTTCATCGGTCAAGTTTGACTTCGGTGATGGTTCACAAACTGGTTGGTTAGATTTCACCGACCAAACTCTACAGACCAATACTTATGATATTGCACATGTGTATTCCAAGGCTGGAACATTTTCAGCAGTCGCATACTCAAAAGATGACAACGGAAATGAATCTGTAGCAAGTTCCATAATTTCTGTTGTGTGTGCTGAAGTGAATCCTGTTGCCCTATTGAGAGCAATACCCTCGATGGTTAGGGCCGGACAAGCAGTAAATTTCGACGCTTCTGAGAGTTACGTTTTGTCAACCGATACCGCGAGAACAATTGCATCTTATACATTCGATTTCGGAGATGGAAGTTCTGTTGTTTCCGGAGCAAGTCCGAACGCAGCGCATACTTACGCGATTGCCGGAGAGTTCATGGCGACAGTCACAACGACTGACAACGCATCTCCGACAAACACATCGGTTGCAGCAAAAGTCGCCGTCAAGATATTGCCTGCCACTTTAGTAATTCCATTCGTTTTGAACACCAAGCCTAAAAGTTTCAACAGAACAAGAAAAGCAAATTACGCAACGACATCTGTTCTTGATGCAGTTTATCCTGAGATGAGTGACATGGGTTCGAGAACTGACACATTCAAGATGGCCGGTTCATTCCTCAAGTCAACAGCAAATGCAGACATTGATTTCGTTGAAGAGATTCTTGTCAGTGGTGCATTGGTTGAGTATGAATATGAAGAAACAGATTACAGCGGAAGCACAGTGAATAAAATGTTTGTAGGAAGATTAACCGATTTCAATTACCAAAGAGAAGGCGGAAAACATGGAGAAACTCCGTGGACTGCTACTTTAACAAGAGAAGCCGGATTAGGAAATTAAGGTTGTAAGAGCAAGTCGAAAAATCCACTCCCGAAAGACGTGATTGATTTTTCAGCAAGTTGCGAAATCCACTCCCTAGAGACGTGATTGATTTCGCGGGTGTCCGTCGCCGGCTACTCTTACAAACTAATGACAGAGCCTTTCACCTATAAACCTTTTCATTGAGGCTCAGTGATATTGAGAAATCCACTCCCTAGAGACGTGATTGATTTTTCAAGTGTTTTTGGTCTGACGTATTCATAGCGGTTGCCGCGTCAGTCGTTCGCTGTACTGTCCTCACGCTTTCTAGTTATAAACCTTTCTATTGATATAATTTATCATTGATAGATAGAAACCTTTATAGGTAGATTCATACAGGAAAGAACATGAACTGCCAAGAGGAACAAATGACCCGAGAAATGTGGAACGCTATGCCTGACGGATGGTCTGTTGACTATAGTGAATATGTACACGAAGGAGACTTTGATTGTGACCCTACTATATCTGATGACGACGAAAATGCTCCTATGGTTCCTTACCATTGGGATGCTGAGACTGGTGGTTGGTATGTTTGGCGCATAACAAACCCCGAGGATTTAATGTATGCTTACAACAGGTACACATGGTATGGTGAAGATGAACACCGCCCTACAAACGGTGGTACTGTTGCTCAGATGGTCAGGTGTTTCTTATGAGTCACAATCCATTCCGAACTGAAACTTGTGGGAGATGTGGAAACGCAATCGAATACAGAATGTCTCCTACAGGTGGATGGCCTTTCCCAATCCGTCAATGCGCTTGGGGGTGCAATCATAAAGGTGGGATTTGAGGAATGAATATGGAACTTAAAGAGGAAGAAATAATGAGATGGCGAGGCGTAGTCTACGGACCCGACTCGGTTGAAACTAGATTTCAGATTGAATCAGAACCGGGTGCAGAATCAGGAGATTTGATTCGACTTGAATTGACCGCTAACTTTGCTCACGCTCGTATGTCTGATGAATTAGTTAGAGAAATATTGACTCCAACATTAAATGGATATAGAAAAGTAAGATTCATCGACGCCGAGACTTTTGAATCTTATACCATTGATTCCGAATTTGCTCAGTAAGGGTGATGAACCCCGAACCATGCTGAATGAAGCATGGCGAAGGTTCCCGTAACGAAGGTTTCGCTAATTCCGCCGTTGGGCGCTGGCTTGGGATTGCCATTCACAGTGATGTTTGCTGACCAACGAAACGACCCGACGACTCAAAACAGCGCACTTGCTTTCAATCGTGATGGTGATTTGTGGTCAGATGAATTTCTAAGAACCGGACAGGTTTCACTTGCGCCCTTGCCGAATGCAGCCAAGATAGTTACTCGTCAACAAAGCGGCGGAATTACTCCGGTTGCCGGAAATTTGAAAGTTCTGAGGCCGGTTTACGAAAGTGCGTATTTCAATATGAGTTCGCCAAGTTTGAATTACGGAATGGGCCAGTTAGAGTTTTGTCAATTGATGCAACATTCTTCACGTTCGATGTGGAGTGCAAGTGAAATTCGTTCTGAGTTTTTAGTTCCGAGAAGAACTTACTCAACACCCGGAAGATACACGGCGCACCCAAGGCGAGCATTCTCATCAGCAAGACAAGGAAATTTTTCGGATATGGAAGTCATATCTGCCCCGGACGTTTCATCTTTGCACACTCCATGCGACCAACAAATTGGAACAGTCGGCGCTTTAGATACGATTGGAGTTAGCACGAATGCCAACTTTTTAGGCGGAACAAGAGTGGCAGCAAAAACCCACTTTGCTAAATCTGATATTCCTTCAAATGGTTTTGGCTTGACTTACGGAGACGCACACAATACAATATTCGCAACATCTTTGCATTCCCATCCAATCATATCGACATCAACTGAATCAGCAAATGGAATCGCTGCGAATGGTGGCGGAACTTCTGATTGGAGCGGTGAGAATTTCTATGAAACTTGGGACGCTCTTTGGTCATTAAACCAACACACAATTCCTCAGACGTTGACAGCAGGAACAACTCTCTCAGCGCCCGACGCAACAATGACTGCTGATGCTACAAACAATACTGACAAAGATTACTACATGCACATGAACACAATTCAAAGTCCATCTGTTCGAGACATTCCTGTTTATGGCGGCACTGAAAAAGTTTCACCGATTGGTCCTTCTCAATATGGAAATCATGTGGTTGCAGATTCTTGCGGGCTTGTGGGATTCGAGGGAACGATTTCAGTTACAGGATTCTTTTCAGTATCAGCGGGAAAACTTGGTGGCAATAGTTTCAGCGAAGATTTATGGAATACATACGGTGTCGGATTTGGTGGATTAAACATTCAGATACATTCCGGATTAACTCATAGAAGAAATCGCTTGTTCAGTCAACGAGATGGAACTAGCAATAAAAATTATGACACAATTTTCAGATATGGTTCAGATGGAACAGCAGTTCAGCCGATGACAGATGCCATGAAAACTCGCGGAAAAAGATTTTCCACTTCGACTATTGACGGCAATAGTTCATCATTCTATGCCACGAGAACTGACTACGATAACAAGGGTTCGTTTGGTGGAAGTGGAACTGCTGATGTGATTGGAGATGTTCACACATCTTCGGCTCCCGGTATTCTTGGAGATATGGCGGAAATAAATGCCAACAATCTGACAAATACAATAAGTTCAGCATTTATCAAGGAGAGGATTCCTACAAAAGTAAAAATTGTTCCTCAAATTGTTGGTTATGAAAATGTCACTGTTGCAGCGGGCAGTTCAAAACTTGCTCAACATTCAACTGCGACCAGCATGACTTTCAGAAAACCGATTGTTGATTATCATGTATTGGTTTCAGTCATAAAACCTACAACCAATGTTGTGAAATCTGCGGCGTCTGTTGGGAATACAAACCAAGAAGATGTCGGAACACCGACTCAGCGCAACAACCCACAACCAAGGTGGCCGACTATTAACGCCAATTACGATGGAGAGTCGTGCAATATTCTACACGCAATTTTTAGAATCAATCCAACAAACTTGGAACAGGTTTACATCAATGCAGATTACACCGATTCTTCTCATGGGTTGAATCTGAACGAGAAGATTTGTGGCAACTCAGTTATGCCTCGGCATAATTACAATACTCAAAGTGGTTTAGGTTCGAAAACAAATCAAGGATGGGGTCTCCATCAGGTAACTCCTTTCCGACCTATCTCAAATCACGCTTGGGCAAAGATTCCAAAATTGTGCGACACAATTGAGCCGGGTGGATTTTATCAACGAGGTGGGATTTCACACTTGTGGGATGCAGATGGTTACGGCGGCGAGTTATTCGTCTCCGCTGACATGACCGATTCAGCAGATTTTAATTCAGAAGTTTGGGGCGGCGGACAAATGTGGGCAGATGGAAATAACGTAGCAGCAAATCCACCGGGTTCTGAATTAATGATATTCAAGTACAACACAATAGGCGACCCATATTACACCAATGCAGCAACGTCAATGGCAAGCAATCCGCTCAGGTCGGCGATGGTAGCCAAAACCAATCTCGACCTCATAACGGGCAACTATACGACTGCTATGGATGCCGGTTTCGTGGTAACAGATGAGGCCACAAAAACTTGGAAAGGATGGTCGATTCACGATTGGGTATTTCCTCAAAAAGAATTGATGAGATATCTAGGAAGAGAAGACAAAGGGCTTCCTTCTAATCATCCAAGTTTGCATTGTTCTTCGATTAGCATTCAGGAAGATGGAAAAATGTTAATGGCGGCAATACAAAGAGATGTCATTGTTTCAGCCGATGAGTTTCCTTTCGAAGATATTGGTTATCCAATGAATCCATCAATTAGTGCAATTGAATGCCCGTCGGGATATTTCTATGACGCAGCGACTAAATCTTGTGTATCAATTTTGAATCCTGATTATGACTCTACTGGAACAGTGGACCCAATAACAGGTAATGTGATAACAACATTGGAGAATCCTAGACCCTCGGCGTCTTTTGCAGCAGGTTCAGCAACTCCAACTCCACCGGGAAATAATTTTGACAGATGGCCGACTTGGACTTTATTGAAAGCCAACACAAAAGCACGTTCTCTAATTCTTTTATTCAGCAACACCCCTGCTTCCGGTGGAAAACTTGTAGCAGGCCGAGCCAAGTTTGACATCACAACAGAGCAAGTTGGAACTCAAACCGCCTCTGTTGAAAATTGGACTTTCGACGATACATGGTGGAATGGTTCTCAGATTTCTTGGTGGTATCAGGAATCGGGACAGAGAGGAATACCAATTACATACGGCTCTTACCCGGAAGCGAGATGCAGTCACGCAGTTCTTCCGAAGTCTTTGCCTCATCTTATGTCAGATGGAACACACACAGGGGGATACCCTCAGTCGATGCCAATTGACAGAGTGATGTCTTCACCTTCCGGGAGTAATGGGACAGCGCGTTCAACGCTTGATACTTGGGCAACTGCTAGAAGGAACTTTTTGTTATTGACTAGATACATTCCTACAACAATCGGATTTGCTGACTTCGGACTTGGAATGAATCCTCACCAAGAACTTGGTTGGGCCGGTTGGTCAATGGCTGCCGGACTATTGGACCCAATAAGTTATGGAGATGGAACAGTATTCTTCAGGGAAGTTTCAGGAAAGGCTTCACCGTGGGAAAATTATTTCCCAAACAATAGTCAGAATGCTAATGCTCAGAAAAGTTATATCGGTCCGTTTGGTGGATTTTCTCATTTTGGTCCTTTGCATTATGGATTGTCATCATTTAATCATCCATACAAAACCGACACGGTTTGGACTCAAGTTCACGGCGGAGTCGGATATGATATTCCACTTCATCTTCTGATTCCACCGGCAGTTCATGTTCGAGCAAGAAGTGGCGGAAATGGTTCACTAGATTTGGAACTTGAATTACCGTTTCATCGCACAGATACAATCGAACTCGAGGGGGCTATTGGGTTCAATAGTGGATTCGATAAAGGTCCGGAAAACTTGCCGGATGGAACTAGACCGACTCTCGGAAATTATTCGTTGTCAACAAATCTTTGGAATCAAAAAACAACAAATGCTTCAGGCGCGAAAATGGGTGGGTATGATGACACATATCAAAGAGTGCATGGCCCAATAATCGAAGGGACTGGACTGTCAGCGTTTTGGGGAGACCATCCGACTGACAGATTTCATGCTGCTGCTATGCCAATACTTCCACCTAATACTTACAGCCATAAAGAAGTCGAAACAAATATGTATGCGCCGATGTTGTTAGCAAGAAGCAGCGAATACAGTAGATTGGACCAATTGGCTTTGAGCGAACAATTACAATCTTCAACAGAAGTTCACATAAACCAAGGCGTCAGACCGTTTTGGGATTCGGGTTCTATGGTATCTGCTAGGGGAGTCGGTTCAATGAACGACAAGAAATTAAACCGAGCGAGATTTTTATCTGAGATAGCAGGAAAAAAAGTTTACACATCTCCGGAAGCGTGTGTCGATTTCACATTCACAGGAACAACAAGTCCGGATGCAGGTTTAGGAAAAGGACAGAGAATCTTGAGAACTCCTGAAGGAACTCTTCACCAATTCCTAATTGAAAGAAGTGGTCAGGCATCAAGTTCCAACATGCCAATGTGGACGCATTACAAACAACCCCTAGGACAAGATTTGTTTTGGAACAGCAAGGCTCTGAAAACAGACGGTCAAAATTATGATGGGAAAGATGAAGTCGGACCTTTACTCGAAACCTTGACTGGAAGTTCTGACAAAGGTAGAATATTAGGTTCTTCATATGCAAGCGATTCAGCAGGAACTATTCATGCAGTTTTAGAATATACAGCATTGAAATCAAACTCAACATCATCATCAGAAAGAGCGCATCGACTTTACTATACATACGCCAAGCGCACAATTGTTTCCACTTCACCGACAACAGTTTACGATTGGGATTGGTCAGTTCACACACCTCAATTGATTAACACCGGAACGCTCACTGGAACCGACGGAGAGAAGGCCGGTTCACCGAATGACCTAAGACAACCATCGTTAGTTTGCGACGCAACAGACCGTCTACATTTGTCCTTTACACAGGTTGTTAAATCTGAAAATGGCGGGTCAAGAAACTACTCAGCAATTTGGTACATGAACAAGTTACAGAATGAACATACATTTCCGACTTTTACAGGAAATGGAAATCATCCGGTGACAACGGATTCAAGGATTCAATTGGTATCTCCGATAATGACATCAGCCGAAGAAGGACAAAGCGCAGCCAATAATCCATTAACCTTGAATCAAAAAGTAATTTATTGCGACATGTCAAAAATATGTTTGCGTGGTGATGGAGTTCCTGTTGTGTTTTATCGTGGCGACCCAACAGCAAACTACACAACTGCGAGTAGGAGATTCACGGCTATTTATGTCAATAGGGGAAGCGAAGGAACATCTACAGATGCTCTGAACAGAATCAAGTTTGATACGAGTCAGGCAGTTTCGAACTTGGGGTATGTTTTATCCGGAGATGTTAATTCGACTCCGGCGACAGATGTAATTTATTACGATGCTATCATTGATGAAAAAGACAGAGCATACACGACAGCGATTTGGAATAGCAACGCGACATATCACCGAGCAACACAAGTGAATACGTTTGATACTCGTCAAGATTTCATAGAGCAATTCACCGGAGAGAAAGGTTTGGGAACAACGCGAACTTTGTATGCAACGACAGTCGCTTCGAATACTCTGTCTTATCTCAGTGATGTTACAATGACAACAAATGGGGAAGGACAAATCCACATGGTATTCGGTTTCAGTTTACAAGGAGCAACACCCAAAGGAAAAACAAACAGAACAACCGGCTCAATTCAAAGTTTGATTTCTCCACTTCAAGTTCCTGCTACTCCTGTCAGTCCTCTCGATGGAACTCCTACAGCCGGCGATGGAGTGATTTACGAAGGCGGTTATACAAACGCAGTCACTCATCAGAACTGGAACAATGGTGGAACTTACCCATCAAGTCTGAAAGATTGGGAAGGACAAAATAAACATTTCCTAGAAGTTTGGATGCCTTCCTTCGAATGGAGTCAAGCCGGTTCAGATGACCATTGGATTATACGCTCAGTAAATATGAGATGGCTATCAGTTCCCGACATTGGTTATGATGCGACAAATGGTTGGTATCCGATTGGTTCAGCAAGTGGGATTTCAGGTTCAGAAAACTTTCCTCATCAAGCGCCACAATTACGTCATCAAAGATACAATGGATTCAACGCTTCCGCTCTTGATTTAGCGTGGCTGACAAATGAAATGTCGTGGAATAGAACACCACTTCCTCAATCTACGTTATACATGCCGGGTGGCGGAACTCAATATATCGACCCTGCTACTGATTTGAATAGTGGCGGAACTGACGCCGATGAAATTCCGGGGTATCCAATATGATTGATATGGATGGATATCCCAAGTTTGTAGTTTGGTTGATGAAAAAGATTGGTATCATTATTTGATTAGTAGTCTACCAATGACCACATAATTTCTTGTTCACAATCATTACAGATTTGGCGCATTACGCCGTTGATTCCAAGTTCGGTCGTTGGTGTTTGGTCGCAACAGTAGCAGGTTGAGTTCGCCATGTTTAACCCTACAGGTTTCCACCTATAAAGGTTTCGTTCTATCAATGTTAATATCTATCAATAGAAATAGAATTAAAGGTTTGGTTTTACCTTTGTGTTGAATAGATTCTTTCGGATTTGCATTCGTTACATAGACTCAATAATTGAGCGTCTGCTCTGATTGGAGCGTGAACGTAGTAGCAAGTCAAGTCTGAGTCTGATTGTTGGTTAGTTCCGCAACAATCTTGGCAGAGTTGTGCGTCTTCGGTTAGTGTCGATTGGTTTGCCATGTTTAACCCTAGAGGTTTCCACCTATAAAGGTTTTGATGTATCAATGTTAATAAACATCAATAAAAAAGATTAGAATAATTTTGTAAGGGCAACAGTGTGTCAATTCGAAGATTCGGCGGGTTAGCGCCCACACATCGTACACAATCCCGGTAAGGATTTCGCTCGCTCCCACGCGAACTCAAATGTTTCTTAGATAGGCTACTAGCCACCATTCTCATGTTGAATCATTTTTACATCAAGTCCAACCAAAGCAATTTCAGCCCAACGGGTTATTGAAAGTCTTAGGTGTGTTCCCCCCTATCCTGTTGCCCGGGCGTCAAAGCGCCCAAGAGATGCCGCCATCTCTCAAACCTAACGAACAGCCTTTGAGTTATAAAGGTTTCGTTCTATCAATGTTACTAAGTCTCAATAGAAACCTTTATACCTGAAAGGCCACTCGCTTAGTTTGTAAGAGGACGAGAACAGCAGAAGTGAAAGTTAGGGTAGTGAAAAAATCAGAGTGTAAAAACTTGAAAGAATGATGGAAAATATCACTAAAAGGCTACGGCTCTGACACTGTTCCATCCCCCTTTAGGGGGAAATAGGTCTTCTCTTACAAACAGCACATTGAGAACCCATAACCTTTAGGGGCTGGTGAAATGGTCATACCCGGTTTAGCGACTGGTGATGTTAGAAAACTTATCAAGAGTTCTACGGAGAAGGGGCAGAAGCCCCCAATCGGCGCATGAGAATGTAAGCCCATAAGCGCCATCCTAACCCGACGGGGTGTGGGGTGGTGTCGTCTCCAATGTGCTACCAAACAATTCATAAAGGTGTGACAAGGGTCACAAACATGGATAAAATCCGAATCGACACTAAGAAATACGATTCTCATCTATCTCAAAAGTGGACTGATGAAAATGCGGCAGGCAACGAGTTTCTTTGGAATGCAAGAATTGAGATACTTTCAAAGAAGGATTCGAACGCATTTTGGAAAGGTGAAGGATGGAGAACCGCACCACGAAGACCTCGGAACATAGCATTACCATATCAGTGGTTATTCACCCAATCGGACAAATTAGATTTCCCGGGCCGCTTGAAGCCTGTTCCCGGGACTTGTAAAACTACTCTTGAAGTTCTCGACTATGGTTGTGGTCGTGGTCAAGATGCTATGAGATTTGGTTTCAAAAGATTCGACCCAAATTGGTTTCCTGATTCTCCTTGGGAACCTGTTCGAATAGAAGGAAAATACGACTTCATATTCTGTATCTATGTTCTCGATGTGATTCTGACTCCTGAGAAAAGGCACGAAGTCGTAAATGATATTCGACGCTTGTTGAAGCCCGGTGGTCAGGCTTACATCATCAACAGATGTGATGATTATGCGAGCATGAAAGATGGGGCAGTCACAAGAAAGACTGTCGATTCATCTTGGGAACTTGCTAGAGTCGAACCCGCTCGTGAATATGGTTGTGCTGAGATATACAGAAATTTCTTTTTCCAAGTTTGGGTTACTGATGATGTAGGTCCTGTAGTTCCGGCAAAATGCACTGAACTTCCGACGTCGTGGACTGGAATGGTATCGGAAGAGGAATAAGCCCCGGCGATGTCTGAGAGGACGTGGACCGAAGACTAGAGCGCTATCATCGGATAGTTCGTGAGTCACCTACTGAAGTCGTGGAGCCGCCTGCCGGCTTGTCACAGGCAATAGAACAGATGGCAAAAGATAAGAGAAGGCCGCGAACTGCTATCGCAAGATGGGTCAGTAAACAATGGGCAGAATTACACTATGAGAGAATCCAAGGACAGCCGTTGCCATTAGCATCCGCAGCGCTTGGAATGGTTCAGAAAGAATCAACAGAAAGACCGACTCATTTTCCATCTCACTTCGGACTTGGGTTGATTCCATCTACTCTGTCAATCGGCGGGTATCGTCAAGACAAAACCTATACTTCTTGTTACACTTCACTTTCAGTTCCTCGACCATTCGACCCGACTCTTCATGGAACAATTGCTGGAACTGTTGGCTTCGGATATATGGGATATCAAGGAAATCCTGACCCGGCTCAACATGATATCACAACAAGAAGAGGCGGCGGACCAAGGGGCGGATTCAGTTGGACGACAGGACCGACAGAAGGAAATTATCCAACAGGAGTTCTTCCTCAACCAACATTCAACTTGGGCATCTTAGGTTTTTCAAATGGCGGATGGAATCCTGAAGGACTACAATGGACTAATCGTCCTAAGCAAGTTCGACTTCAAGGTCTGAGAAATAATTCTGTTCATCGTGTGATGTTCGCACGTTCTCGAAAAGTAATGTTCAGAAACTTGTATGGTCCTGTTTCCGAAGACGAAGCGACACCAAAAGCGCCGAATGTTTTGATTAACGGAACAAAGCCAATTTCAGGAATTACAAACTTGCGAATTAAACGCCGATACAACGCTCCTGCTGAAGCGACTATTGACATCAATAGCGTCGCCGGAAGACGCTCAGGACAAATCAAACTTGGCGACACAGTGCAAGTGTTTGCATCTCCCCGACAGTGGGATAATCCACCACTAATTTTTACAGGATTCGTTTCAGACATTGAAGAAGATTCAACAAGGGTTTCAATAATTTGTTTAGATGCTTTGGGATATCTGACGAAAGAAGTTCTTTTGACGAATCCGACATACCAAGAAACTGACGCCGGTGTAGTTTGTCGAGATATTATTGCAGGTTCTTCATACGGTCCACCATTAGGAAAAATCTCAACGCAGACACGAGTTATACTCCCATCAAGTTTGAATCTGTCCGGAAAATCTCGTCTCGATGCTATCCAAACGATACTCGATATTGTCAACAATACACCCAACCAAGTCATACTTCAAGCAGAAGTTAATGGGTACATAAATCTTGTCAGACTCCGAGAAGTCGATGACGCATCTCTGAAACCTTACATCGCCGGACGCCTTCCGAAGACAGCAGTTCCACAGGATTTGTATCCTACTCAGATTACAAGGGACGAAGGTGATTTAGACTTCGTGAATAAAGTGACAGTAAAAAATTCAGAACTAGGAATCACCGTCACCGAACCGACAACAAATCCACAAAATCCTGTTCATATTATTGTC